AGTGGACATGGATCACAACTGCCAAGTTCGTCTGAAGCAGATGGCTTTGAAGAAATTATCTGCCCTGTTGACTTAAATTGGCTAGATAAGGTTATTACAGATAATACATTACGTGAAGTATTTGACAAGGTTCCAAACGGTGTAAATACAACACTGGTATTAGATTGCTGCCACTCTGGCACCATGCTCGACCAAAATGAAAGTTTGAATGGTACAAAAGAGGTAAAGCCATCCAAGCCAACAAAAGGTTCGCGTTACCTTAAGCCTCCAGCAAAGATTAAGAAGCAACTTGCTAATCGCACGTTGGTTAACTGGGAGACTTCAAAAGATGTCAATGCCACTGCCCTGCTTATTGCGGGTTGCCATGCAAACCAGACGTCTGCAGACGCTTTTATCGATGGTAAAGCACAAGGTGCTGCTACGGCCTCACTCATTGCTGCAACCTCTACAAATACCCTGATTTCTTATAGGAATTTGACTAACGAGATGGTCAATTATATGAGTAAAAATAAGTATAAACAGGTACCGCAGTTAGATGGTGCCGAATCATTGTATGATCAGATATTCCTAGAGCCATTTAGCTTTGCTGTACCAGCAGAACCAGTTGTCCCAGTTATTGATACGGCAGCCGGCCCTGTAGTTGAGCCATCTGCCAATAATAATATGAAACCCCTACTAATTATTGGTGCCGTAATAGCGTTAATTGTTCTATTTCTGGTCTTTGGTTAAATATCAGAGATAAATAATTTTGTAAGATGCCCATGGTGGGGTCTTACACGTTAAAACTTGCTTAACAAGGAGTATATTATGTCAAGACACGACTTCTCACGCCTATTCGATCAACTCGAAGCTTTATCTGTTGGATTTGGCCCTGTATTCAGGGATTTTCAGATTCCGACAAGTAATTATCCCCCACATAACATTGTTAGAATTTCAGATACTGAATTCTATCTCGAGGTTGCAGTAGCAGGCTTCAAGAAAGACGAAGTAACAATGGAAGAACACCAGGGTGTGTTAACAATTAAGGGAGATAAGGTAACTGATCCCGAATCGACGTACCAATTCAGAGGAATTGCAAATCGTTCATTCTCAAAGAGCTTCCGTATTGCGGAATACTTTGAAGTTAGCGACGCTTCCCTAGAAGATGGTATCTTATCGGTTAAGTTTACAAAAAATCTACCAGAGGAAGCAAAGCCTAAGCTTATTGCTATCAAGTAAAATTTATTGACTTACCGTCTCGGGTTGTGTAAACTACAAAATTACACGACCCGGGGATTTACAAAATGCCAGAAATCGAAGTTATCGAGGAAATCCAAGAAACCATCAAAGTACAGATTCCAAAAATGTACAAGGTGTTGCTTCATAATGACGATACAACTACTTTTGACTTTGTAATCGCTGTTCTTATGAAAATCTTCCATAAGACAGCTGAAGAAGCAATTGAAATCACTAAGGCTATTCATGTAGAAGGAAAGGGTGTTGCAGGTGCTCCCTATTCTAGGGAGATTGCAGAAGAAAAGACTCTTGAGACAATTAGTTTCTCTCGAGCAAATAACTTTCCGCTAACTCCTACTTTTGAGGAGCTTTAATTATAAATATCCTGTAGTGGATACAGGAAATCAATGTCAGCAAATCTAATACCAATAAAAGCATTCTTAGGAAAATATTATCCGGAACTACTTTATTCTGCATCGCAGGAGAAATACAAGGGAACCGGATTAGATGAATTTTTCGAGCAACGATTCTATATACAGAACAATAAGGTGCAGATGATTGTCGATCCCGGCATGTCTGGTCTTGTGGTAATCGTATCGGGTAACGAACTTCATATTAGCCAAGAGCTGTTTGACCATCCTAATATTGTGGTCAGCAATTCTATGGAGAATAATCAGACGACAAATCCACGAAGTCTCTATAACGCCGAAACCTTTTCAACAGTAGCTTACCTTGTTTGTCAAAATCATACCTCCTTCCAGATTGTAGGCGAGATTGACGAACCTATCTACCTAAAGTACAAGTCTGATTATGAGACCTTCTATAATTCGGTTGTGGTCTTTAATGTCTCCAATGATGTAGAAGTGGAAATTGTAGAAGAAATTGAAAGCTTTAGCGCACTGAATGCAGTAACCAATTACATACTGTATCCTTCGGCTAAACTTAAACTAACAACCTTCTATCAAAACAATATTTCGGCTCTGTCTTTTTGTTATAGAAACATTATTGCACAGGACAAGTCGTCCTTTAGCCACATACTTCTCGGTAAAGGTTCTTCTAACATTATTGATGAAAATAAAATACATGCCCAAAGTGGTTCATTCTCAGAATTACTTGGAGTAGTAAATTCCAGTGGTAAAGATTTTCACTCTATTCTATATGTAGAACCAGGTGCGGCCGATTACCGTATTGCTGTAACCTATAAGGATGTATTGTCTGGTGACGGGAATGTTACTTTCTTTCCTGTAATACAGGGAAATGCTACACCTGATACAGCAACAATTGAAGTATCAAACATAACGCTTGAGGAAATACCCGCAGACAAGGTAGAAAATGAGATTAAGGGGTTCGTCTCTGATATTATTGAGCGTGCAACCTTAGAAAGAATGGTTGGTGTAAAAAGGTTCTACGACAATAAAACAAAGTTCCTACACTTTCCATAAATAATAGTAACTAGCAGGAGAACTAAAATGTATAAGATTACTGATGTCCTATCTCTTGGAGAAGATTACACAGTTTCTGACTCAGAGGGCAATGTCCTTAGTAAGATACAGGTGATACCACTAACAGAACTAATGTCAGCTTCATTAGGCCCATACACAGAAGCATTTGGCTCAGTTGAATCCTATCTCGAAAAATCAATTGCAACATTTACCGGTTTGGATGATATCGATCCAACCAGAGTTCTTTGGTATGCCACCACAGAAGATGAGGTAGCACTTAGTGATCTTATTGAATATGCTACCAAACACGGATACGACAGAATCATTCTCGAACACCTTGATGAGCTAGAGTAAATCTGTTATAATGGGCATACCCCATTAGCTCAGAAAAATGGACGACCTCTGCACAGAAGGCGGCGCCGCCGGCTACATGTCATTCCCAGTTACACTGTAGAGAGCAGCCGGCACTTAACCGGAAGGGCGGTGGTTAGAAGTGTTCCATCATGGGGTACCACTTTGGTGTTATATGGAAGAAAAAGAAAAGAAGAATATTATGTGTGTTTGGATTGGAGACGGAGAACATTGCCGCCATCCTGCCATGTTCGGTAAGTCCTATTGCGAAGTACATCACGATAGGATGTATATCACCATGCCATCCGAGATGGCAACTTATATTATAGAAAAAGAGCTCAAAGAAACCGATTGACTGCTGCATAAATTCCCTGTACAATAGTGACAACAAAGGAATCTTATGAGCATTCTGCGAATTTTGGAAAATATTGAGAAGGTGTCGGCCCGCACGGCAAAAATTGCTCTCATCGAACAGAACAAGGGCAATCAGTTGTTTCTGGATGTATTGCAGGCTGCACTGAATCCGTACACAAACTATCACATCAGGAAGATTCCCGATTATGATCCAAAAGGTGGAAAGACCCTCGACTGGGCACTGGTTGAACTTAAAAAGTTGTCTGGGAGACAACTCACTGGCCACGCAGGTATTGAGCATTTGCGCAGTATTCTTGGTAGCGTTTCCCTTGATGATGCTATTGTTATTAGCCGCATTATCGGTAAAGATCTACGCTGCGGTGCAGGCGATGGTACAACGAACGTAGCACTACCCGGATTCATTCCAACTTACCCCTGTTTGCTTGCTCGTCCATACGACGAGAAAAACATCAAGAACATTAAGTACCCTGCCTACAGTCAATTGAAGGCTGACGGATTGCGTGCAAATGCGATTGTCGAAGGTCACGTCGTGAATTTGTTCGGTCGCAGTGGAAGAGAAATCGACCTGCTTGGCGCACTGGATCAAGCAATGATTTCTTTGGCCTCCGAATTTCCGTGGCCAGTTGTTTTTGATGGTGAATTTGTTGTGGCGGATAAATTCGGTCGCGTCATTGACCGCAAGACAGGCAATGGCATTATCAACAAGGCCATTAAGGGCACAATTTCCGAAGAAGAAGCAAAGATGATCAGGTTCCAGATTTGGGATGCGATTCCTCTTGCCGAATTTAGGGAAGGGAAGTCGGTAGATAGTTACAAACACCGCTTTGAGAGGCTTATTCAGGCAGTTGATGCTAGGCCTCAGACAGATAAGTCTTATTGGGTTATTCCATACAAGACTGTTGGTAGTCTCGAAGAAGCCGTTGCTCACTTTGAGCAATTGTTGGCAGAAGGACACGAGGGCACCATCCTTAAGAACTACTGTGCCCTCTGGGAAGATTCGCGCAGCAAGCATCTGGTGAAGATGAAGGCGGAAAAAGACGCAGATATGGAAATTATTGGCTTCAATCCTGGCGAGGGCAAGTTCCTTGGTATGGTTGGAAGCATGCAAATGGCATCCAGCGACAGGCTTGTTGAATGTAACATTAGCGGATTCCCAGATGATTTGCGTTTGGAAATTACTAAGAATCAGGCTGGATTGCTTGGCACAATTGCCACAGTCATCTATAATGAACGCATTAAGAACAAGTCACGCACTGGTGTTGATTCATTGTTCCTGTGCCGTTTTGCTGAATTCAGGACTGACAAGACTGTTGCAAATAGTTCAAAGGAAATTAAGTAATTAGGTAGCTCCTGTGCTACCACAGGAGTATATCATGTTTACAAAATATCCGCGCACCCCACATCTTCCCTGGAGTCCCGGTACCACCGATGACGATAAGGTTCTTCACGACCTTTCGCACTTCGATGGTAAGCGTGTTGTCATTACAAAGAAAATGGATGGCGAGAATACAAGCATGTATTCGAATCACATCCATGCTCGCAGCATTGACAGCAAAGGCGGCGTAGATAGGGACTGGGTCAAGACAATGTGGGCAGGTATGGCTCACAATATTCCCGAAAACTGGCGAATCTGCGGTGAGAATCTGTGGGCTCGTCACTCTATAGCATACGATGAGCTGCCGTCCTACTTCATGGCATTCTCTATATGGAACGAGATGAATGTATGCCTAAGTTGGGATGATACCTTGCAATATTTTGATTTGCTTGGTATCCAACCCGTGCCTCTACTCTACGACGGACTCTGGAACGAGGCTATGACACAAGGGCTGCATAAGACACTCAATCCCGTAAAGGACGAAGGGTTTGTTGTTCGCCTTGCGGATAGCTTTCACTATGACAATTTTGGAACTAGCGTTGCAAAATACGTTCGAAAAGGTCATGTGCAAACTGACAAGCATTGGCGACATCAGGAGATT